CGCTTGATGAGAAGAGCGGCATGGAGAAGAAAACAGCGGCCATATACATAGTACAGGCAAGCGGCCTAAAAGAAGCTATCTCGTGTTTCGAGGATAATATGAAAGGGACCTTGGCTGATTATACCTTGGCTAGGGTAAGCGAGACCTTTATTATGGACATCTTCCCATTTGACGCAGAAAGCGTACCGAAGAGCAAAACTAATAATTAATAATAGAGTGTGTTTTTCATGGTATTAGATTTAGGTTAGTTAATGATTATCCCCGCCGTCCGTGAGGATATGCGGGGCAAACACGGTGGTATGGCGGAATTGGTAGACGCTGACAACGCTTCGTAGACTTGGTTGGTGTTATGAAAACAGGGCACCGTTAAAACTAATCACTCCTGTTCGACGCAAAAGACGTGCAGATTGCCAAGCATTGCGGGTTCGAGTCCCGCTACCATCACAAATAACAAATCTAATTATGGAAACAATACAAGATTTAG